AAACCGGCGAGGGGCTGGACAGCGTCCCACAGGTTATGCACCGATACCCAAGCTTCCTTCAACGTCCGGCCAAAGTTTTGGAGGAACTCAAGGATGACGGATTCGGCCTGGTGGATGGTGTCGGAGTCCAGGGCGTTCTTGATGTCGTTGCCCATGGTGTGCAGCAGAGGACCGGCGGTGCGTTGCACGTAGTCCATGAACTCCATCAGCTTCGGCAGCAAGGACGTGCCCAGCTTGATGGCCATGGTCTCGATGTACTGGCGAGCTTGATCAATCTTGAAGTTGAAGCCCTGGGTGATGACACCCCAGGTTTCGATGTTGTCGCCAGCGCCCTTAGCGCCTTCGGCAATGTTTTTCTCGTTAGCAGCGAACACCGCCAGGTTCGCCCCGCCGATCTGCAACGCCGTGTTGGTGTCCACGGTATCGCCCAACACCTTACGCAAAGCGCCAGCGAAGGTGTCGGCTCCCGGGACGCCGTTCCGCAGCGACTGGTTGAAACTGTTGGCGTTCTTGTACAACGTCAAGAACTCGGAACCTTGCGCCTTCAGGTTCGGCGTCAGAAAGCTCAGAGCGGTGCCGTAGTCCTTGGAAGTGATGGTGCCGTTCATCACCTGGTTGGCGAGGTTCCGCACCTGCGGGGCCATGGTCTGCAACATCTGGTTGAGGTCTTGCGACGCAACCTTGGACTGGTTGAACGTGTTCTGAAGGTACGTGCCGTCCGGCCCCAGGTGGTTGATGATGGCCTGGTCTACTTCGGCCATGGTGCCGAGCAGACCGCGCTGCCCCAGGTGTTCCTTCAAGTCCATCGTGGACAAACCGAACGTGGACATGGCCTTCACGGCAATAGCGTTCGGAGACTGCAACGACGCAATGGTGTGACCAAGCATCATGGCGGAGTTCTGCGCGGTGTTACCAGCGACGGTCATGGTGGCTTCAGCGGCAGCGACGTCCGCGAAGCTGATACCGGCGGCAGCCGCCTGAGGCAGAACAGCCGACAGAGACCCGGCGTAGTCCTCCATCGACATCTTGCCGGAGGCGACAGCCCGGATCATCATGTTCATCATCGGCACGGAATACTCCGCGCCCTTACCCATGTCGTGCAGGGCAGTGGTCAACGCGTCCGCGACGGTTTTGACGTCAGCGCCTTCAGCGCGGGCACCCTCAGCGGCGATCTTCATGACCTTCAGGCCCTCAGCGCCGTGGAAACCCGCCGATTCCACGTAGTACATGGCGTCTGCGAGCTGCTTCGTGGAGGTGCCGGTGGACACGGCCATGTTCAACAGGCCGTCGGAAACCTTCTTGATGGGGCCGGTGAGCTTGCCGTCCAGAACGCCGCCGGTTTCCCCCGCTGACGTCGTCAGCTTGATCATGGAGGCTTGCCAGTCACCGGCCATCTTTACTGCGACAGCAGCGACGCCAACACCGGCCAGGGCTACAACCTTGCCGACCTTGCCGACAGTCTCAGCGATCTTGTTGGTTTTAGCGCTGAACCCTTCCGCCTCCGCGCCAGCCTTCGACAAGCCCTCGGTGAACTCCCCCGAGACCAAGCCCAGCTTGATGAAGAGGTCTGCAACCTCGGATGCCACTGACGCCTCCTAGGCAATGGTGCGCCAGCGGGAGCCGAACGCCTCTTTGTAGATGAGCTGTGCCGGAACTCCCACAGCGAACTTGAACGCTGGGATCAGAAACGGATACCGGGCACCGTTCCGCAGCCCGGTCTTCTCCAGGTACATCGCATACTTGCTGGCCGGTGTACGGCTCTTCACGCCGCCGTACGTCGGGTAGAACCCGACACCCATACCGACGAAGCAGGAGAACTCCCCGCCCGTGAACTTCACTGGGGTGTGGGTGATGGCGCGTCGCAACGTACCGGAGATCACCGCCGGACCAGTTCCGGGACGCGCCGGAGTCGGCGTGTACGGCTTGTGAGCCCCGGAACTGGCGTTGATCTTCGCTTGCTTTTCCACGACCAACGCCAGTTCCGTCAGAGCTGCCTTGGCGCGGGTCTTCGTTTCCTCATCCAGCTGAAGAAAAATCTTCGTGAACGTGCCACGTCGAAGCTCCGACACCACGGCCTTCTCCTACCTCTTCACCCGCATGACCCCTGGCGCGTTGTTCCGCGCCGTCATCTGCTTCTCGTACTCCCCGCGCTGGATACGCCGACGACGCATGATGAAATCCCAACAGAACTGGCGGACGAACAGAGGAGTTTCCTCATAGTCACGCCAAGTCCAGTGCATTTCCTGCATCAGCTCGAAACACATCCACTCTTCCGGTGCAGCCCCAGATCCCCACGTCCCGTCGAGGATGGACTCAACGTCAATCAGGACGTCGGTGAATCCGGGGTCGTCGTAGGGGAGTCGCCAACCCGGCCCAGCTCTTCAGCGATAGCAGTGTTCACAACCAGAGGAAGACGTGCGACCTTGTCCGCCGTCATCGGCATAGTCAACATCCCCTGGTCTTCGTTGGGGTCGTTGGCGTCGTACATCCGCAGGTCAGTGATAAGCCGCGCCAAACGCTCATACGACTCCTGCGTGGCAGCTTCCTCGTTCACTGGGCCGCCGTTGGCGTTGGTGGCGATACGAGACCGCAGCCAATCCAACGGAACCAGCTTCGGGTTGCGGAACGTGACGTACAGTTCCACGTCTCCCGGTTCCGTCAACTCAGGGAACTTCAAGGTGATGAACCGGTCTTTCAAACCAGCCATGGACGCCTCCCGGTCAGTGTCATTGGTGCTAAGCCAATGAAAAACCCCCAGAGCCTGAGGATTCAAGCTCCTAATTGTCAGAACTTGCCCGGCTCTGGGGGTTAGACGTCCTCTGTAACCGCAACGCACGCTAATTATGCCCTCCGGTAACTACATAACCGCAGGTCAGAGGGTCAGTAGGCCGTAGAAACGAAGTTGGTGACCGTGGCGGTAATAGCACCGCCGTCAGTCGAGTTGTAGATACCCGACAACGAGAAGTCCGCCGTCACATACACCGACGACAAGTCCACCTTCCCCTTGTACCAGCCAGACTTGTTGGTGGTGAGGGTGATCACGGAACCACCCGACGTCACCGGCTGCGTAATCGTCGCAGTCGTCGGCAGCTGCGTGTAGTTCAGGTACAGGTTGAGATCAGTGTCGTTCTCAAAGATGGCCTTGTAGGTGCCGTCCGCCTCCAACGACCCCTGGAACACTTCACGGGGCTGCTGAGTGCCGTTGGAGGCGTGGATAGCGTCCGCAGCCCGCTTGATAGTCAGGTCGTACGTGAGGCCACGCGTAGACGACCCTCCCGCGTTAGTCATCGTCCACTCCCAACCCAAACCGGGAATGACGGAGCTGAACGAAGGCGTCGGGTTGGGGGTCTGTTCCGCCGACAACCAGCCGGTGTACTTCACCGAGAACGTCATCACGGCCTTGGGGTCGATCTTGATGGCGCATTCGGAGATCTTGCTGCCGGGGAAACCGCGCGTCGCAGTACCCAGAGCGTTCGTAGCCACGTCGTACTTCGTCAGAGACCACGACGTCTGAGCCGCCGTAGGGTTCTGCTTGAACGAGTGCGTGGACTGCGACGTCACCGAACCGCCAGCAGCGGTGTGAGCGTACAAGGTGCCGGTCGTCGGAGTCGTGATCGGCGCCGTGTACGGGCCAGAACCAGTGACAGTACCAACCTGCACATACTCCGTGTTCGCCCCGCCAGAATCCTGGAGCCGGATGACCCCGTTGCTCGGCACCGACGCCGTCAAAGACAGCGACGTGGCACCCTGAGCAGCGTTGGACGCCAACGTCGTGGACACCCCGGTGGTAGTGACCGTGTCCGGTCCGATGATGCCGCGCAGCAGGTACGGGATAGCGTCCGGGTACGCCATCACATCAATAGCGAACTGGGAGTCTCCCGGACCCTGGTACATCCCCTGCAACATGGTGTCGTTGTTGCGGTACGACTCATCCCGCAACTCAACGAACACATCCTCAGCGTCAATCTTGGTGCACGGGATGTAGAACGCTGGAGTGACGTACGTGCCCTGCGTCGTCTCCTTAGCGATCCCAACATACCCAAGCTTC